AGTCTTTTTAGTATTTTCAAAAAAATCTGAAGGCTTCTTTAATGCCACTGTTAATATATCTCCTGTATTTTATTATTTATTGTCCTCTTTTAATCCATGTTTGAGCATTTTTGCTAGTTCTGCAGTGGACCCAACAAACAATGCATTGTTGACAGTTGATGGTCCTTTGGTCTGTTTCTCTTCTTCTACCTCTTTAAGTTTCTTCTGAAGATCTAATAATTTATCTGTTGCGTCAGCAACGTTCTTAATTAACTGACCTGCAACTTCATATGCTCTAGGCATTTCACTTTCTTGGGCAAGTTCAAGGACTCCATTAAGTGCCTCTTGACCTTTTTCAATTATACTATATAGATTCCCTCTAGTGTACTCATAATCCTTTTTTATATCATCTGATCCAGGTTTTACGTTATCCAACTCTTTTTTAACAACCTCAGCCTTTACAATTTCATCAGAAACATTAAAGGTGTCATTTAAATCGTCAAAGTTTTTAGTCATCAAATAAACCCACCATCAAAACCAAAGTTATCGCCATCTTCAATCAGAGCACTATCTACACCAATTGGACCAAAGGTTGGTGTTGTAGTTTCTGTATAGTCAATTCCCTTGACTTCTGCTCCAGCAACGTGCTTCTCTGCTTTTGTATTATCTCTTCCTCTATCAACGGTAATCTTATTACCAGTCTTGGATCTAACAAATAGTTCCTCATCTCCAATGAAGATGTACTTATCTGCCTTGATTCCAGTAGCATCTGCAACTTCAAAGGTTTTTACTGTCGCACTAATGTCTGCTGCCAGTGTGGTGACAACATTGTCTGTATAAGACTTGAGTGCTCTTGCAGTAGCAGAGTAAGTAACCTCTCTTCTTGTATTGGTAGTGTCTGTTCCAGTGAGGTAACTGACAGTGGACCTCTTGATGATATCCTTGGATGCAGACTTGGTAGGTCCGAACAGATATGTCTTTGCAGTAAATCTTAAAGTGTAATATAAGACTCTTCTAGTGGTAAAGTCTCCCTCATAATCATCTTGCATTGTGACACTTTCTAGCACAATGGGAACATCTCTCTTCTCTTTAATTTCGTCAACTAGTTCAATAGAGAGATTATACGAAGGTTGGAAATATGGTAAAATTTGCTCTACAATTTGAAGTGCATCATCATTTAGTTTAGTATAAACACTTAACTCAAATGCCATATTGTAGGGAACTGGCATGTATGATTTACGTGTCTCAGTTCCATCATCTTTGTCTTTTGCGACGAATGTCTGAGTGGTGGTTACTTTTCTGCTGGGATCATAAGTGAGTCCAGTAAACTCAAAAGACATTCTTGGCAATGTAATTGCCATAGGTTTATTCAGGTCTGGTGACTGCTCAATTCTTGCTAAGAACTTTTGAGTAGGACCATATGCCAAAGGAATTCTTACAACAGAACCTTCTTGCTGGATCTCCATAGCATTAAACAGAGTTCCAAAACCAATAATGGTTTTTCTCAGAATCTCGTTGTAAAAGTATTCAAACATGATTAAACTTTAGACTATTACATGCAGTAAGACTATTTAGGGTATTCCAAAAGGATTCTGTTCGCTGAAGTCTAATATAGCATCAGCAGCTGTTTCAATATCAAAGTTATCTGCATATGGATCATTATTGATAGTTTTATCAATGGTTCTCAAGGTTCTAGTAGCACCAGAAGTTGATCCTGTCAAGGTTTCTCCTGGAGAGAAACTTCCAGAAACACTTGCAACTTCAAGAACATTCGTATCAGCATCCCAAGATCTGACCCTTGCAGTTGTGTTGCTGGTAGAACCAGTTATTATCTCATTAAATGCAAAGTTGCCCGTATTTGCCCCAGCAGTAGGTGCAGCAACAGAAACTGTAGGAGCAACAGAGTATCCAGCACCAGCACTTGTCAAGTAAATATTTGTTATCGTTCCTGCAGTGCTTACCACAGAAACTGCAGATGCACTAGCAGTGGATACGCCTGACTTGAATACTTCATTTGTAAACGAAATAACTGGATTGCTGACATACCCTCCACCAAAGTTTGTAATTGTGACCACACCAACCGCATCATCCGCAAGGACTGTTGTTGCAGCAGCACCAGTGCCTGTTCCATCAGTGGTTCTAAAGGTCACTGAAGGTGCTACAGTGTATCCAAAACCTGGATTTGATACATCAACTCTCTGAACAGATTGAAGTCTTGGGTTTGCGTTGAGATTGCAGACATTAATACCACCAATCATTGTTGCAATACCTACGGCAGTTAGTCCTCCTGAAGGTGCAGCAGATACTTCAACCGTGGGAACCATCCCATACCCACCACCTCTATTGGTTATAGTAAATGACTGTACAGCGCCATCGACTAATCCTGTGGTAGCAGTTGCTTGAACTGCAGTTCCAACCATCGTGAGAGTCTGAGTAATTCCTTGAATCGTGCTGATGCCGTCATCAGTCAATCCATCAGTTTCATCACCTAACAACTCATTATCAATATCTTCAATTCCTGTTGCAATGACTTCATCCTGATACTGGAAGAGTTCGCAATATAATTCATAAACATAAAGGTTTTGCAACTGATAATATGGTTTCGCATACTCAATATCTTTAATTTCATAAAGACGATCATCAAGTGGGAACCAGATTAAATCTCCACCTTTTGGTCTGGTTGACAATTTAATATTTGATTGTCCTTGAATCAGAGGAGTGATATAATTTTCATATCTTTCTCTAGATATGATAAGTCTTACCTCATCTTTTGATTCAATACCAAATTTTGAGAGAACATCTCCTGCCCCGGAGTATGCATCATAATTATCAACATATGCCTCAATAGGTAGAGCACTGTCAAATTTAGACTGAACAACTTCTCTAATGACAGTCTTTTCTTTCATATACTTTCTTGGGATGTAGTATATGTCTACGCCATACATCCTCAACTGTTCGTTGATCAGATCCTGAACAAGATTCTGCTCAGAAGAAGTACCTTGAGTGAAGAAAGGATTTAAAACCATCAGCCTATCATGTCAAGTGGTGGCAGTTCGTAGGTATTCGACATTACCTCTCTAATCTTATCTAGTTCCCTTTCGGCATCATCATATATTTGTCTACCATTCAGTTCAATACCACCTGGAAGCTTAACTCCTTGGAACTTAATTAGATTCTGTCCCCATTGTCTCTTAATCAATGCTGTCAGATAACGCTTCAGGAAACTGTCATTATAAACTCTTGGGAAATCATTAGGATTAAGCAGTCTATAGCAGTCAATAACCAAGTAATCATCTACACTGACGCTTGACCAGTCAATATCCAAGTAAAGTCTATCTGATCTAATATTAAATCTAATCTGTTTCTGTGTTGTCAATGCAAAGTCGATATCCTCAAGATATCTCTTGGTCATTGCATATGTTAAAATTTCTGTTGATCCAAAGTAGTAAATATCATTCAAGAACAACTGATACTTAATGCTGAACATATTATTGGTGGTCGTGTTAGAACCATCAAAGTGAAATACTTTCGTTACACCTAAAACTTCTGGAGGAACTTGCAAGTAGTTGCTGTTCTCTTCAAATGAGAAAGATACCGACTGTCCATCAATTGTAGAACTTGCAGTTGTAGTTACAATGCCGACAGGGTTGCTTCCGCCTCTACCTCTTCCTCTATCAATATCTGCTTGAGTAATTTTATACTTTAAGTACGTGTTAGTTGACCCGTCATAGTCGCGCTCCTGGAACAACTGGAGGGCATCATCAACCAAGTCATCAATCTGTTCATCAGCAACGTTAATCTCCAATACAGGAGCACCTAGCTGCCTCTTACAGTACGCAATTAATTCTGATCTACTTGCTGGTTGAGCCATTTATTCACCAGTTTCCTATGTGTATTTATGGTGCTGCTGATACTGCAGGAACTACCATCACATTGCCATTTGCAATTGTATATAATGTTGAACCGCTACTCACTATCACATCAAACATATATCTTCCTTGATCAAGACTTCTGGTTGCAGTAGATCCCAAAGAAATTCTCAATTTACCTGCCGCAGCACTGGTGATTCCAACTGAAAATGCAGTTGTTATTCCAAGTGTTGCACCTACAGCAACACTTTTAGATATTGCTGCAGAACCAGAATAACCACTCAAATTAAATGCTGTATTAGCATTGTTGGTTATGTTGAATGTGGTCTCAAAATCCGACCCACCATAGATTGTCAGATTGACGCCATAAGGAACCCCTGAGTCTGGATCGAAAGTAATATTTTGAGAGGGCATCTTATTATCCTATAATTGCGATTGTTTCTTGCTGTTTATAATATAGTTTTGCAAAAGACTTTGCAATATTCTTTAGCATGTCATGGTCATCACAACTATCTATCTCAGCTGCAATCTTTTGATATGCAAAAGACTTTTCTAAACCTTTGATTTCAATATCATTTGGATCCATTGATTAACTCCTTTAGTAGTGATTTGATTTCATTAAGTTCATCCTTTACATTAGCAAGATCTTGCTCCATTGTCTGTACTTTTTGATTCTTTTCACTTTTAGCATTTCTACTAGCAATGTATTGATCGTATGATACTTTATTTACATTTACTATAGTATTTGTCTCAGGATCTCTTGCGAGATCCTTATGACCCTTTTGTGTGTAAGTTTCCATATTATGCGAGAGCAATCACTCTAAGGTTCTTCATTTGAGGAACCAGTTCTTGACTGGTTGATGTCATTACGAGTTTGATTCTATAAGATCTAAAGTTTGGAAGATTGTCAATGGTAAATGTGCGTTCAATAAAGTCAGTGTCATATGCACTGTATCCTTTCTTAATTGAATTTTCTATGAAAATATCAGATCTTCCATCACTATCTTCTTCATTAATCACCTCTCCATTAATATCCAAGTTCAAATATCCAGGGAATGGTTCAAAGATTGGTTCAAATCCAGGATCTGAGTTTATTGCATAGAATGCTCTAATGTCAGCATCCGTAGGAATGTGAGCATCTACAATAATTTTAATTGATGATGCTGGATTTTCAAGAGTGACTTCTTTAGATACATACTGACATGCGCTAGGATCATTAAAGAGACTATTTACTCTAGGATCTGTTGCATAATCACTGATTTCTGAATTAACTCTGTTTGAAATTGCATAAATGCTACATCTTTGAAGTTCAATTTGAGGAGTCAACTTAGTATTAGTTGTTCCAAGGAAAAGTCTCATTTGCATAGACTTATTACCTTCAATTGAACCCAACTTACGATCTTCATTCACTTTAGAGAAGACTGCTCTTGGAGAATCAAGGAAGTTATTTGCATTAAGAACAACATCTTCAAATCCTGCATTTACATAAGGAATTTCATTACCACTAATACTTTGAGTAGTGACAGTTCTTATTTGACCAGACAGAGAGGTGCCTTCAACAGTGATGTTGTGTATAGATGGTTTGACAATTTCAAATGCAATGTTCTTGCTAGCCTTGACATTATCTCCACCTGTGGATTTTGAACTATTAAGGAACAGTTTGGGGAATCCTATTCCACTGGATCTGTCGGCATTATCATTGACTCCAATAGTTCCAAATTTCTCAGACATATCAAGTTTGATATGATAAGAATCTAATGTTATTGGATTTGCAATTGTTACCGCATTTAAATCATGAGTCTTATTGATTCTAGCAAGACTTACTCCAGCAAGTTCATACTTATAGACTGGTGTGTCTATAGGATATGATTTTGGTGTTTCTCCTCTAGAAATACTTCCACCAATCGTTGATGATGTTGTAGAAGTGTACTCAATGATTTCTTCACCAATCAAGAGAAGTCCAGTATTGGTTGCACCAACACCAACACCTTCAAAACTAGAGAATCTATCTCCTGTGCCAGCAGTTACTTGAATTGGATCTGTAGAGGACTTATCATATGCAGCAGTCAATTTAGTGGGTTTGACATCAGGAAGAACATTGAATATTCTTACGAAGTTATCATCAAAATTCATTCCATGATTGACATGATTCACTTTAATGTGAAGTCCATCAGAAACACTTTCTATTCCGTTTGATGGGATAGTGACATTTCCGAAGGCAGTGCTATTCAATTCTCTCACTGTTCCACCACCATCAATGAAACTAATAGTTCCAGCAGCACCAGTAATAAATTCACCTTGAACATTACCAATCGTTAATTGAGAAGTATGTCCAATACCAGGTAATGTAAATCTAGCATTTCTTCCAACACTCAATCCACCAGGATCTGAGGAAGATGGCAGAGGTGCATTAGCACTAATCGTAACTACATCACCAACTTGATAACCATTACCACCAGCATTATTAATAGTTGCTCCAATAGCAACTCCATTCTCTATAGTAATATTTGCAGTGGCTCCTGAACCATTTCCAGAAACTGCAACTAAATTGACACCTGTATATGTGAACGATCCATCTGCTGGGGTGTATCCAACACCCGGATTAGTGACTGATAATGTTCCTACAGCACTGGCACCGACGCCAATCAAAGTTCCTTGTCCAGTTCTATTTGACTCAGTTCCTTGGAAGAAAGTATTGCCAAGAACATAACGATTATCAGAAAGAGTTGTACCTAATCCAACACGAATTTCATTTGAAGCAATATTTAATGGATTTTCCATCAAAGTTGCAATTTGCTTATTGCCTTCAGAAAGTTCTGGACTATAGAGATCTATTGATCCAGACTCAACAAAGTCTGCTCTGTACAGAGTAAACTTAAGGTCTTCCCACTGACTTGCCTCCCATGTAGAAGCATTTTGAGACTTGAATAGAGATCCAAGTGTTGGTTGGTTAGAAATATAAGCATCGGATAAGATGTCATTTTCACCAACTCTAGAAATATAAACACTATACTTGGTTGAGTTTGAAATCAAGCAGATAGCATATTCATTACCACCCTCAAGATAAACCGGAGCAGCAAATTCAAATGTCGTTGCTACAGATCCGTCAGTTGAAGTATTGACATCTTCTGGGAAGAGAACTACTTCAGACAGATCAAAATACTTAGGAGTTGGGAAACCATTATCCATGGTTCTAATCTGCATTCTAACGGGAGTGTTTCCATCATCCTTAGTACGGAAGAATACATCACACTTCGTTATGAATACGCCCTCAGGATCTGTTTGTTGATCAACCAGGAAGGATTGTGCCAGAGGATCATACCAACCAACAATAGATTCGCTTGTACTTGCCTGTCCAATATTTCTAGTGGCAGTGATCTCAGTATCAATAGTTCTGTTAACAAGTTCATCTTCAAACAGTTTCTTCTGTTCAATTTTTGCATTTCTAATGGAAAGAATTTGTTCCTGAACCGTTTCTAAAACGCCAGAGGTTGGATATGCTTCTTCACCGACAGTAGTAGCAGCATCCTGATCATTTTCTGAATCATTTGTTAATGTGAACGTATTAGTTCCAGTTTCAAAATTAGGATTGTCGCCATTAGATGGATCTGGAATGAAGAAACTTCCCAACAGAGCTGAGGACGTATCAGTAATAAGTCTAACGTTTGTTACTTCTGCTTCTGCTCCACTTGTTTGTCCAACCAGTTTCATTCCTGTTTGGATATACCCAAAGAAATCTCCTTGTGGTTGATCTGCAAGAGAATATGTATCTACATTCAATGTTGTTGATGTAGATGAATAAACTTCGGGAATAGTTCCACCCTTAACATAAGGATTATCAGGATAAACCTCTGTTGGAGAATTGTAATCGCCTCTTCTATGGTTTGATTGGGCGACTCTGAAGTTAATACTAGGATTTGTATCCTTTCCTTCTTCACCCAGACCCTTATCAATAACTCTTCCTTGAACTGTTTCACCAACCTGGAATGTACCAGAACTCATTGAGATTTCAATCAGTTTAGGAACACAATACTTGGTGACTTCCTTACCGTCAAAGAAAGCATAAATTTGAGTACTTGGTTTCAAGTTTGCTGCATAGAATTCAATATTTCTTGATCTTACAGTAGAAATAATTTCAGTGCTAAGAACTTTATCACCAACAGAAACTTCCTCAAAAGTTTCAACAACATGATATTGAGTACCAGTTCTTGATTTAACACCACTCTCAATAGTATCAACTACATCTTGCTCAATTGGTTGAGTGGTAGTCTGTCTAACCCATGCAGCAGGTCCACCTGATCCACCATTAATCCATCCACCTCGTCCAAATGTACGACTGCTGGTGGTAGTAGACTCTCTGGTATCAGTTACAGTGGTTGTAGTACCAGACCAATTAGTTTCCCAAGAATTCCATACCTCAGCAGCGAATCCAGTTTCTGGATCAACGCCATACTTCTCTTCTGCCTCAGACATAATCTGAGAATAGTTGCCAATGGTATCAATTGTTTTTGCTTTCAATCTATCTTGAGCAACCCAGTTATCAGAAGCAGGTGTCAAAACAATTGTTCCTTGCCAGAAACTAATGAGGAAAGGAGTTACACTTTCAGTTCTGGTTGCAAAAGTTTGTGATATGTATTCAACATCAGAGAAGTCAAGACTAATAATATCATTTTGTTTTCTGACATTAACACCTTCTACAGCAGCAGTTCTCTTATCTACAGTAGGATCAACATCAACAACAGGACCTGTTTGCAAAGCAAATGAATTTGTACTATGCTTTGGTCTAAGAATTTTATTCGCTTGATCAATACTATTATTTCTACCAAGTCTTATGTCTTGAGTAGAGAATGATGTAAAGTTATCAACAAAGAATCCAGACTTAAATCTGTTAAGACCATTTGCATCAGGTACAAACTGATTAGCAGTATTAGTTTCCAGTATGGAAAGAGTTGTATAATATTCTAAATTCTTAATTCTCTCCTCAAGTTTTTTGATATCCTTCATCTGATATCTCTTGTATCTCAAGAATTTAATAGATGCTTGCTCTACATTATGAAGAAATGGGGGATATTCTATTGTAGCGAGTTCAATTGCATTAGCAGGAGATTCTGGTTGAGATCTCTTTGGATCGTCTGCAGGATTTCCAAACTTCATTTGAAGTTTTCCATCTTTATGCAAATAAAGTCTATCAATTCTTCCTTGATAGTATGCATAATCTAAGAAAATAGTCTCATTAGACGCAAGAATATTTGGAACAGAATTTCCTGTCGTATTGAAAGATCTTCCAAGGAATTCTAAAGGAGATCTAGAACCTTCAGATACTGTATAGTTGCTAACTCTTGGTCTTAAATCGATAAGATCAGTATTCAGTACTCCATTAATTGCCTTAACTTCAGTAGAGTAGTCAAAGTCATTATACGATTCAACAGTGACGATATCGCCGTCATCGGTAGCATCAAATGATGCAGCTTTATAGTATACTTTAATTTTATTTTTTGGAGCATCAGAATCAGATTTTCTGGTTATAAAACCATGATTGTAGATGGTTCCTCTTTGTCCAGATCCAAAAGTATAGTTGGATGAAATATTGAAAGAAGTTGTATCTAAACTACTTACCCCACCAGAAATGGAGGATTCCTGGAATTGTACTGTTTCTCCCTCTACAAATTTAAAGTTGTTCTTAGGAAGATATCTCAGAGTGGTTGCATCTTTTATTTCTGCAAATACTGCAACCGCACCACTTGTTTGACCAACAATCAATTCTCCGATAACCATATCACCAGTTGAGGCACTAGGTCCATTCAACTGGGTCAGAGTCATTTCTGGAGCACCAAAATTGGCATTAGTCAAAGCAACATCAGATGTTTCATATATTGCATGAATTTCAATAACATCTGGGACATTCAATGATATAATGCTATCTTGTACTCTAGTTCCAAACGGATAATTTCCGTAAGTTAATCCATCGTTTAAAGTGGTTGTGCCAATTCCAGAAGCTGGACTGATGGATTTATCAACAATTAATGACTTGACTCTATCTTTAACTTTTTTCTTTGCTTTTACGTTTTTCTTTTTAACTGTAGTAATAAGTTGAGCACCAGTATCATTTGTACCCAAACCTCTAATTTGCAACTCTCTAAGATCTGCAGAGAATACAAAATTATTTTGAGTTAATGATTCAGTTGTACCATCTGATCTGATAAGAGAATATCTTTCATCAGAATATGACTGATAAGTCTCTCCTTCTGGAAGTTTGACCGTAAGTAAACTAGTAGAACTTAATTGATTATTTACGATATTTACTGTGAAGGGTTTTCTAATTATTAATTCAGCATCTGTAAGATCAACAGTAGCAATATGCTCATTTGGCAGTTCTGTATAGAAAGTTGTGTCAGAAGAAGCATCTAATGCTGTAGCAACAACTTTGAGATCGGAAACGGTGGAATCTGTTGTGGATACTTTTCCACTAGCCACACCAGCAACTGTTGTTACTCCAACGATAGTTACTTCAGATGTGCTAACACTTACAACTTTTGCTAAAATTGGATCCGTAGATGAGGAGAGATCAGAATACTGAAGTAAGTTATTTTCTTTTATGCTACCTGGGAATAATGGATTTGCACTAGTGACGGTGCTAACTCCTCCAGAGAAACCACTAATAGAAGCAGCTCCTATGGTTAATTGTGGAGATTGTACAACATTAGCACTAAATGTGTTAATACCTACAATATTAGCACCATTTGTTCCTGCAGCTATTCCTGTATTAGAGTAGACCGATTTTACATCAGAAATTCCAAAAGAAGTAATTGCAGTTGCAACTCTGTTTATTGTAGATACTTGTGTAGAAATTCCACTTCTAAAAATAAGAACTTCATTCTTGATAAATTTGCCTTTCTGGTCGTATACTACTATTCCAGTTCCAGAACTAACTGGACTTCTTAAGAATCCAGTTGCACCACTACTATTTCCTTCAACATAGGCAGGAATAGATAAATCAACAGCATTATTAACAGTAATCTCTGTGAAGGGTTGTATGTCGTACATTGACATACCCCACTCATTTTCTTGTGGGAAGGATGTATTATACGAACCAGATTCAAGTCTAAAATCAAATACTCTAGCTAATCCAATTTCTTTTCCTGGTGCTGTTTCGGAATTTAATCCAACTCTCTGATCTCTCAGACTGAGAATGTAAGTATTACCGACTCCAACAGTTGGTGATCTGTAAACACTGTTTAATTTAAGTGTTGGACCAGTGCTATATGGGAAGAACTGATTTTCAATAGTTCTTGTTGTTCTTGGTTTTGGTACATCAATAAAAGCAGGACTTATCGTTTCTACTTCATATCCTCTGACATATGCTTTACCTGGAGATACTCTACAGACAGCTAAATCTGCACTAGGAGTAGAACCAGCGGCAGTAAATTGACCCTCTTCATACAATCCTTGATTTCCACGATTGTTGTTAAGAGAATTCAGGATAGAAACATTAAATGGTTTGACAATATAATGACCACTTTCATCATATGTTCTTCTTGCTAAGATATCCTCCAGATCATCATAGAAAACTGCACCACTGCCCTTAGCACTACCTCTCTTAGTAGGTGTTTGAAGAACACCATTAATTACAGTTGCTAGTAAAATAAAATTATCATCATTGAAGTCATCAAGTGATTTTTTAAACAGACTTGTAGAAATTTTAAGTCTATCTGCACCTGGTGCTCCATAATTATTGAATCCTTGAGAATTATCATTCAAAGATTCGTCGGTATTTGAATTTACAATCTCTTCTGAAATAAAGAGACCAATTCTATAACTAGGAGTATTTGTATATTGATCTAAAACTAAAGACTCTCTGTTTACATTTACAAAATTGCCACGAATGAAGTAAACTCCATTTTCAATTTGAAATACTGATCCAGTAGCAGTTGCATTTGCTGCTATTGTATTCGCAAATGGAGCACCTACAGAAATAGTAGAATTTCCAAGCAGACCTGAAGACAGAACTTCACTGCAGGTTAAAGCCTCTCCATCAGTAAAAGTTTGAGTAGTGTTATCAGTTCTAGACGAACCCTGATATGCAATATAAAGAGTTAAATTTCCTCTTTCCGAATCTGCAGAAGGAAGAATGCTGTCAACAACAGCAGTGACACCAGAAGATTGTCCTGTAATAGTCGTTCCGACTAATTGATCAGCATATGCCTCAACAGGAACTCCCTGGAAAGTGTTTACCAGTTGAACGCAATAATATAACTGAGAATATCCAGTATTACCTGGAATTACTTTTGCACCCTCCTTAAAAAAGTGCTGACCAAACTTCTCTATCTGATTCTGAAGAATCGACTGTAAGGATGTTAATTCTCTTGCCTGAACTGGGTATCCAGGCTTAAAAAGCACCTTGTGGTAATCGTTCGTCGCATCAAAATCGTCAAAGTATGGTGCTACGTTTAGGTTCGTCTGCTGTGGCATAATTCTTTAGAACTGCAAGATAACTTTTATGTCTTCTTTTTGGTTTGACGATCTTGTAATCGAAGGTCTATTATCTACGTATATAATATTACCAGAATGCTGTCTTACCTCTGGGGACGCAACACCTGTAGTGAAATCCATTCCAAGATAATATGTACGATTATTTATCGTCGTTTTGTTATCGCTAAATGCACTGTCAATACTTAAAGGTAACCCTGTAGATGGAGTAATTGCTAACGATCCAGTTCCAGATGGACTTCCAGTAAATTCTTGCAGTTCATATCCGTAAGTTGGATTAGTAATTCCAATACCTGTGCTGGTGAATCCTGCCACACTTCTGTCTTGCCAAAGTTTCAAGACTCCAGTGTTTTGATCATAATTTACAACTCTACCCACTGCAGTAGCACCAGTTCCAACTGTTTGAATAACAAAAGAATCGGAAGTGAACGTTGCTTCACTATATCCAACTCCAGTTAATTTTAAAGCAACAACTGCACTTGCTTTATCTGCAGTTAAAACTGATCCTCCTGCTGGAGAAAGAGGATTTTCTACAATACCAATTCTTGCAAACTGATTACCTGTGATGAAGTCTGGGTTTTCATTATCACTCTCAATTCTGGAATACATCAGAACACTATATGCACCCAATTCTCTGTAGATGTCGGCACCATGACCACCCTGTGGTGTGATGATAACATCAAAAGTTGGTCTAGTCGTTCCAGCTGGAATTCCAGCAGCTTCAAAGTCAAGAGTTCCAAAAGTATATCCAGATCCCTGAGCAGATACGGAAACTTCGCTAATCTTGGAGTCTCCATCAATAGTAACGGTACATGTTGCTCCTGTACCATCACCTCTAATAGGAACTCCAGTATAAGTTTGATTTGCTGTTCCTAAGTCAGCACCACGATTAGTTATAGTAACAATTTTAACAGAACCATCTACAGCATTTTCTCTAACTAAAGATGTATCATTACTAGTGCTCCAATCTGTTGGAACTGGCATGAAATCTGTAGAATCAAACTTCGTGATATCTGCAGGTTTAATTGTATAAAGGTATTTCCAAATATATCCATCACCGCTAGTTCCAGCCGCCTTTGGTTCTAAATCGGTAAAAGTTGGTTCATCTAGAGATGGTCTGCCAAGAGTGTTTTCAGGGTTAGTTCCGTTTTGAAGGCAGATGTAAACTCTATAATCACTGTTCAGGACATAAAAGTTTGAATTATATAAATTTGTAGATCCTGAAACAGGAGCAGTGTTTGAACGACTATAGTCATGACGATACATGTCATAAGTGGTTCCAGAAGACCAACTTCTTCTTGGAACTACCTGTCTGACATCCGTTGAGTTTATTCTCTTCAGAGCAATCATCGTATTCCAATAATCATTCTCCTGATCAAAATTATCTTTTGGCGCAGGAGGAGAATCATTCCATGTCGATAAGTAATCTGTCGGATTTGGGAGTCCGACAAAAGAATAATAGGAATTGCTGGCATTAGCAATTCCTGCAACGAAATTCTTCGCGTTTAATATTCTAACCTGATCAGTTATAATAGCAGCCATTTTGGACGGACTTTTTTACTTATTTATTACGAAAAATCATCCGAATTTTTTGAACCTGATATATCTGGTTCTATAGAGTTTCGATGAAGTTGATATGCCAGTCAATTCATTTGTTCCTATTCCAGATAAAGTATGTGCTGGATACGAAACTTCCCTGCTTCTGGCCTCTACAACCGCTTTACCCCAAGAGTATTCTCCGAGGAATGGTCCTGTTGAGAATCCAGAAATTCCATCAGGATTGATATTCGTATTTACGCTCACTTTGGTTATATGAGTGCTAACTCCAGAAATAACTTGAGTTCCAAGTTCTACTTTGTTAACAACATATACATTATCAAGGAACTCAGCCCCAACTCCAACAATTGTAGAGTTGTCAGTTCCAAGAGCATTAATACTCGTTGATGCTGCCCCGAGACTTGAATTTCTTACGATGAAGTAATCTCCAGTAGATATTCCACTTAAAGTTACTGCAGTTCCAACTAAGTTAGCATCTCTCATTACAGAGTCTGAAGGAATGTAGAGATGGAACATCATTCCAGTTGAACCAACGCCAATGGAAGTAGTTCCGAGTCCAACAATTATTCCAGAATCTCCAGAGTAAGAAGAAACGTCGCAAGACTCTGTTTGTTGTGCTGGAGGACCAATAAGGACTGATGGTGGAGTAGTTTGACTATATCCAGATCCACCGTTAGTGATAGTGATTCCAGTAACAACTCCATTAGTGATTGTTGCAGTCGCTGTTGCTCTTGTAGACCCTATTCCGACACTTACATCTGGTGCTGTAGAATATCCAACACCACCATTGTTAATCGTGATTGAGGTAATGGTTCCAGCAGTAGAAACTACAGCAGTTGCTGCTGCTCCAGTGACAACAACTGGATTTACTAATTTAATTCCTTTTTGAATCGTATTTCTAAATGTAGGATCTACATTCTCATTATCAAGGTCAAATAATGGTCTTAATCTATCAACATAGATTATAGTAGAACCAACACCAATGGTTTTAATAATATTTGCTGTTGGATTGATGACAGGTTCATAAATTTCCCTATCTTTACCAACTTCCTGACCATTAATAATCTTGTCTTGAGTTTGTCTGCACCAGGTGACTGGTCTTTCAAAGGTGGTGTCAGTGGTATTTCCTGGACCAAAATATGGAAGAGTTTCGCATCTATCAACGTTTGTGATGGTGCTAATTGTTCTAGCATTCTCTTGCTGATATGGTTTTTGTCCAAGATCTGGATCATAATTTAAGGTAACCTCATCTCCATATTTGAGTGTTTCAATAACTTCTCTATCAATAACATCAAGGTCATCACCACTTCCTTTATAGAAGCAAATGCTAAGGGTGTCTTCAAGTTTTAATGGTTCTGTGAAGGTTATTTGAGAACCTCCCTCAAACGTGTAAGCACCGCCTGGTTTTTGAAGTATTCCATTTACAAATACTAAAAGCAATTGATCAAGTTCAATTTTTGATCCTTTTGATTTGTTAATGGATATTGGAACACCTGCCTTAATTAATGGGAAATCAATTCTAGAACCATCAATAAAACTAGTAACATCATCAAATGTTTCAAGAACACCTAAAGACCATCCAGTAAACTCATCATTAATAACTTTTTCAATTTGAATTTCAAATATATCTGAAGTGAAAGAAGAAGTAGTAGGAATTCCAGTGGTTCCACCAACAGCAACTGTCAGTCTTTCATTATTACCATAACCATATCCAGTATTGTTAATTTCAAAATCAATTATACTAGATCCTTGACCAACAACAACATCAATTGTAGCTGCTGTTCCTAATCCTGTTGTTCCAGAAACATAATCTAATGGTAAATTGGTATATGAAAGTGGCGAATCAAATACAACAAATGGTGGATTTGTAGTCGTATATCCACTTCCAGGGTTAGTAATAACAACACTAGTGATATTACCATTACTAATGGTAGCCGTTCCGATAGCAACAATATTTGGCGTCGAAAGATCAGAACTTCCAACACTAACATTTACTGTTTGAATTCCAGATCTGTAACCAGATCCACTGTTTCCAATGGAGATTGCTGAAATAGTTCCAGCACTAGAAACAATTGCTGTTCCACCTGCAGCAACTAAAGGTTGATATCCAAATCCTTCCGAAGAACCAACAGAGATAATTATTCCTCCTTTGGGGAAACTAGAAATTCCAACATCGTCTGTAATTGTTCTAGCATTACCAACGAAAGAAATTGAAGTTATTCCAGTGCTTTCGGATAAAGTAAAGTTATTTGCTCCACCAAAGACTTGGAATATATCATTAACTAATATAATTGCACCTTCATTATTAATTCCAGTAATATTACTTCCATTAGACTTCAAAGTAAATTCGTTTTCAATTCCATTGAATTGATCTGAAAGATCATCAAAAACATTATTCTTGTAATAAGTTTCATTAGCAGTATTCGGCTGAGCCGTTCTCATGAAACTTCTTCCTTGGAAAGTAGAACTAGTCGTTATTCCAACGTAATCTCTTTGATCTGGAGGATTTGTCGGAGACCCAACTGGAATATTTCCATAAGGTGCTTCAGAGAAATTCAGAGTATTGCCAACAATGTTATAGTTTCCAACGACTTTTGTTACCAAATCTCCAGTTGAAAGTCCAGACTGGATATTTGTTCCCATCCATCCTCTACGAACTGCGATTCTGTTTGTTGTTCCAATGCCAACACCTTCAATCTTCATTATTTCATCACCAACTTTAAACAAGTCTCCACCAAAGAATGAAGTTATTCCAGTAAAGTCAACAGTATTATCAGTGCTCACTGCATCAGCATCTAATGTTGTTGTAATCGCAGTAGAAACAATTGGAGACTGAATAAGATTATCAATAGCGACGAGCACCTTGGGGTTTTGATTCGTTGCAGTGAATGTGTGACCAGATCCAACGCCAGTTGAAGTTAAGTCAAGAACTTCTGGAACAGATCTCAGAGAAGCTTCCGCACTTCTAGAAAGTTTGATAGTATTATCATTAACTTTAACTACAAATACTCCAGTTGAAGGAAGTAAATTAGTTGTAACTCCAGCAACAGGGAAATTAGTTAAAGCAATACCAACTGATTGAGTATTTCCAATACCTGGGCAAGTATATTGAATTTGCTCACCAGTTACATAGAAATGGTTTGGAATTGTAATCGTATTGGTGGTTGTGTTGACACCAGTTGCATCAAATGTTCTTTCAAAAATATTATCATTCTTATGAGTTAAGTTAAATGATCTCTTAATGTCTCTATCGGTTCCGGTATACTCTCCATATCCAGTTTCTATTGATCCATTATTGAAATCAATGACACTTCTTGTGTCATCTTCAATTCTGAGTGCATTAGTATATACATGAACAGTTGCATCAATTCCAGCAACGGGTGTAAACAGAACTTGGGTAGTTGCTGCAAATCCAACGGAATCAGTGATTACTTTGGAACCAAAAGTTCCAAGACCAGAATGAGTCTGAATGTTTGCGAACTCAGTATCGAATGACTCCGAAGAAGTATCTCCTTCAATATGATCATCAATAACAAAATATTCCAAGAACTCATAACGATCATTTGTAGTATCATGAACTTGAATCATGAAATATCCAGCATCGTACCTATCGTTGTTGACTGATAAATGACTTGGATATTCTGCAACAACATTTTGAGTTGGCGATCCAGATGATGAAATATTTGTAGTTCTGGACTCTAATCTAGCATGTTTAAGATCCAGAGTTGTAATTCCAGACGCTACTGAAGATAGACCTACAACTATAGAATTAACTACGGCATTCGTTCCTATTCCAGATGGAATGAAATCAACTCTAACATTTGATCCCGACAGGTATGCCTCATATGAACCAAATCCAGTTGCACTAAATCCTCCAGGCGAAGTAGTTAATTTACCATATTCAAGAATAGAAACATTAGTTCCGTCATGAACAATATTCAGTTCTTGTGCTTCAAATTCATTTCCATTAAACGTTGCAGTAGATCCAAAAGAAGGATTGGTGACATCAGGTGCAATTTCAACAAGAACCTTAAGTGAGTGATATGTATTAGCAATACTTACAATATTTGCAGAAGTACCAGATCCGACAATAGTGCTATCCGAATCAATCAATACTCCTCCAACAGAAGTAGATCCTGTGCTAAGGAAATTGTCGTTTAAGTTGTAAGAAATCGTTGTGATGTCATAATCATTTACCGACGACTTGGTTGGGAAGAACAATAACTGACCATCAGAACCAGATATTGAGAAATCAAAAGATCCTTGATCATATACAGATTCAACTCTTGCATATTGGTTAAGATATCCAAAAGTTCCGTCATGAATAAGATCAACAATCAAAGCCTGTCTTTCTTGAGTAAATCTCTTATCCTTTAAATAAGTGATGTACTTTCTAAATCTTGTATCATCAAGATTAAAAGTATTAAGTACAGTAAACGCAGTTGCTCTAGGATTACTATTGAATTCTGGGGTTATATCATCAATAGAAAGAACTCTATTTCCAAATGACTCTGTAAAGTCAGTTAAAATCCTGGTATCAAAAGTAATTTCATCAGAAAGAAGTGTACCATCTGTAAGGGTTACATTGTTCTCTGTAGCAATATCAAAATCAAATACACAATTAGTATCTACAAATCCATCTAAACTACTTACAATAGAAACATCAGTCAATTCTGTAGAAATACCAACTCGCAAAGGTTCGTCTAAATTTGTTGATTCAATTTGAAGATCGCTAAATTTCTTATACCCAAGAGGGTGGTTTACAGAAGATACAACATCCTTCCAATCATCAAGAGGGATAGTGCTCTTCAATGAATATGAGAAGTTTTGATAATAGAAATTATCTTGTATTCTTTGTAAATTATCATTTAAGAATCCAGAACCAGACTGATTACCACTGAATATCTGAGCAGAAACATCTGTCTCAAAATAAGACTCATATGAAGTTACTTTTGATGCAACACCGGAAAGTTCTGAGGTAAGTCCTCTTATAACTTCTCCGTTTACAAAATCATCTGGGGAAAGAACTCTGAGAATTTTTGTTGTTCTATCCCAACTTTGAACAACACCCTCTTTTCCATTGGTGGTGACCTTTTCACCAGAAAGGTAGTCGCCTGTAGACAACAATACTTCAAAGGTTGGGAAATATTTTTGTGCAATTATCTGTCCAGATGAATTGATGGGGTCAAAGACACCTGGAATCTCCCCTACACCTAAATGATCACTTAAATTATACGTGACTGTACCAATTCCTCCCAAATTTGGAGTTACTGAATTGATAGTGAATAATTTATATCCATAGTCTTTTGTGTTATATCCCCTAGTAGTAGTACCGACACCGACATAACTAATGTTTTCGATCATTACCTGATCTCCAACTTCAAATGGGAATGCTGTACTAAATCCAACAGACAATCCTACGGTCACATCTTTTGTGACTGTGTTAAATCCAACTGTGCTAATTCCGACTCCATTGCTATTTTTTACTGGTAATACTGTTGGGGTAGCATTATTAATTCCTCTAGTATTACTCAAGATAGTTACGCTTGAATCACCTAAAGCATATTTGACAGAAATATCAGTAATCTGATTTCCAGTTTTTCCATCAAAGAAGAGTAATTCTGGTGCAGAACTATATCCTCTTCCGCCAGAAATTATATCAATACGTTCAACTTTAGCAAATGAATCAACGTTAATGATTTGCGGTAAAGAGGCACTTGGCTTCAGTGTACCGTCAGATGGGAAATCATAACCAACATCATTGATTTTTACTTTTTCAATAATGCCAATATCTTCACTAAATGATACTAGGTCTCCTCTTACTCCATCAGCACTATTAATAGATTCTACTGCGGGTAAAGTGGTATAATTTTTACCAGTGCTAGTAACTTCTACAGCAGATATTGGTCCGCTTGTATGAGTACAATCAGTAGTATAAGTTATACTAGATGAAGTGGATACATACGAATTCGCTTCAGGAATTTCAGGCAATTCAAATGTAAAGAAGTTAGTTCCTGCAATAGAAATTCTTCTATTTCCATTGTAAACACTATTTTGGGATATTATGGAATTGCTATTTAAAATTTCAGAATCTTTTATTATTTCTGATTTTACAATAGGAAGGTTTGCATTAGAAACTGGATCTAACGAATAATACAATCTCTCAGGAGTTGTATTTCCAATAGCAACTGATACACTAGCGGAAGATGACCCAGAAGAACCTGTTCTAGAGACACTAAAGGTTGAGGAGGATTGATCTGTTTCCCAACGATTAGTATAACTATCATCCAGATAGAAATTAAGTCTAAATGCAGAATACTGAGTGGATTGCTGAGTAAATCCTAAAGAAGAATCTGAAATATCAAAATTCAGTGTTGAACTTCTAAAAGCTTTGATAGGAGGATTGACAAGTCCAAACTCGCCAAATGATGTACTTGTAATTCCAACAACACTTGGTATTAACTTAGTTGAATCGTAGTTAGTATTAGATAATTTAAAGTTATTATTATCAACCTTTACAATATAATAAATCTTATCATTTTCTAGTCCTCCACATGGACTTGTTGAGGAATGAATAACTTTATCGCCACTTTCATATCCATGATTTGATATAGTAATAGTATTAGTAGTGCTATTAACACCTACAGCACTGAAGGTTTCTATACCAACAAGTACTCTTCTATTAGTGTCATTGTATTTTACAACGTATGTCGTTGCAAATGATGGATTAACGTCAATGTCAACGAAATGTCCTCTCTGAAGTGCATGATTTACATCAGTAGTTACAGTTACAGTTCTCTTTTCAACATCTCCAGTAATATTACTGTAGTTTGTCGTGAAACTATGATTGTTGCCGCTACCAATTCCAGTAAAATATAAAATTGTAGATGTATTTCCTACTCCAGTAAATTCACCTGTAGATCCAAGTGCGACTCTTTGAGTTGCAATACCAATCAGGTCTTTTGAAATTTTAGCAACAAAGAGTTCCTGTCCATTAGTTAGAGTCTTAGCTAATCCAATTTGACCATTTTCATTATAAACAATACCGCCTCCACCATTTGGAGAATATGTAAGTACATCACCAGTTTGGAAACTATGATCTTTAAAGTACAAAGATCTAATTGGAACTGCAAGAGAACTAGCTCCGTTAGTTGTTCCAAGACCAACCGTGTTTAATCCAAAAGAACTAAACTGTAATACCGATCCGATTCCAACTGAAGTAGTACCAAGAGCTACGGTTTCCTCTGGTACAAAATATACTTCTTTATTTCTCTTGAATGAATATCTTGTCTTAAATCCAGAATCTATCGTAAATCTTCTTGGAACTTCTGATATAGTAGTTCCCATGGTGTGAATTGCACCAACAGTTCCGTTTACTGCTCTTAAAACCTTGAATCTAGAATTAGGTTTATCAACATTCAGGACTTTTACTTGTTCTGTGCCAATACCTAAAATATCATTTGGTACAATGTTTGAACCAATCAAACTTGATGATACGTTGAAGAAAGTTACCAATCCAGTAATATTTGTGTTTCCAACAGCAACTCCAGTAGTTCCTAATCCAACAATCCTAAATCTTTCACTTGTGACTCCTATCGTATAGGATCCTCCAATTTTAGACGATGTTGTAGACAGTCCACTGATATTAACAATATCTAATGACTGGAGACTATGTGGAGATGCTGTTTCTACAGAGTACGTTCCTCTTTTAGTTGAAGGAATAAAGGTGACATCATTAAATACCGTTTCAGATGCACTGAGACTACTAACAGATCTACCTTCTAATCTAGAAACTTCTCCAGCTGCTCCAAATCCAGTTGGATCTGCGATAGAGAAGTTTAAAGTGTCTCCAACTTTATAATTATCTCCAGCACTCTTGACATCTACTCTAGAAACTTTTCCTCTATTTGTAGATACAATTTTTCCTGTTTGGGACAAATCATTTGGAGAATATAAGTAAGGATATTTGATACCAGTTTCTCTCAAGTTATATGAGATTGTATTTCTACACCACTTGTTAGATTCAAGATCATATTCATCTTGATTAGATGATTTTGTGAAATTAAACTCGTTAGGAGTAGATTGATACTTATTTCCTAAAATATATGGGAATACTGGTTTTTTATAATTTTCAAATAATCCAGAAGATTCTATGCTGTCTGGATTAATAGTAGCAAAGTAAGCATAAGTTCCCTTTGGATACTCTGGTGTTATACAAAATCTTCCATTATTTCTATCAAGATAACTATCATCATTATTTTCATAGTAAGTAAAATCTTCTACAAAGAATCCTAATGGGAAAGTAGTTATTGGTGGACCATCAACACGAGATGTATTAAGTCTATAACTAGACTTCATTAATGTAACTATCCCACCATCTCTATTAGAATATCCATATGGTCCATAAATTGGATTGCCATCATATGCCCAACCAATAATTGGGGAGTG